TGATTTTTGAAAATATAGGATTATTGTCAAAGAATTTTTTTAAGTTTTCGTCTTGATTAGGTTTGACAATATTTTCATTTCCTAAATCAGGTTTTGCACTCGTGGTGAATCCCTGTTTAACTGACTTGGCGTCAAATGTTTTTAAATCAACTAATGACTCAACTTTTTTAACAAGGTCTTCTGAACTTGTTGTACCACCACCGGTTATTATTTTTCTATTCCCGCCTAATACATTAAGATATGCTTTTCTTTTACCAGTGGATGGCATCTCATTTGCTGAAAACTTCATTTTATCAACTAAAAATTGAGCTGCTTCTTTTTGTTGTTCTGATGTGGCGTTTTCATCATACAAAACACCAATTTTTTCTAAAGCTTTTTTAGTTAGTTCTCTTTGTTCTGGAGATAAAAACTTACTTCTCTCATCAAATTCTTTATTAAAATATTTTAACTCCTTACCTACTTTTTTATCTGAAGTTTTTTTATCATCAGTAGGTTGTTCCTTGGCTGGTTCACCTGTTTTAGGATTACCCATATAATATTTACCACCTCGGGGGCCTACTTGTAGTTTTACACCACCTGGCCCTTTACCTTTTTGAACATACACTTTACTGACTTTTTCTTGTAAATTTTTTATCAACTCTACTCGCGCATCAATATTCCAATTATGTTCTTTTAAAATGTCCCATAATTTTATTAAGTGTTGTTCGTTGGTTAAATCTGGAATGCCAGAAGAAACTCTATAACTTAACTCGTTGAGTATTTTGTTCCAATTATTCTTCATAAATGATTGTCATACCAGAGACTTCTAATCTACCGGTATTGTGTAATGTTTCCATATCTTGTTTGTTTATACTGACTAAAGTTGGTTTTGAAAAATCATACTTTTGATTTATAGGATTGACAATCTTATTTTGTCCACCACTATTAAAACCATAAGCTTCCTTGTTCGTATAACGAGTGGTAATTTTTGATAATTCTTTTATTTTACTCATTTAAATTTCTCCGTTATGTCGTCCATATCGTGATAGTTAACACCTCTACTGATTTTTACTGGATATTTACCATCACTTTCTATTGTTTGCTTTACCATATTTAAAAACTCTAATCCGTCTTTGGTATCAAAGTCAAACAAAAATGAATCATAATTATACAATATTAATTTACTATTGTATTGTTGCAATTTAGGTTGCAATTTATTTAAAATCTTGATATTGTTTTCCGTTTCCATAAGTTGAATCATATAATTAAACAACTTATTTGGATTCATATCTTGTAGATTTTTCCTATATATTCTTCTATTATAAATATAAGACTCTACGAAATTATTAGTTTGGTAGTCATTCCAAAGCAATTTAATATAATCGTTTACTTTTGAGAAAAATGGATTATCCGATACATCATCTGATATACCTCCGTACAAATATTTAAATGATAGGGCTTTTGCTTCATCATAAGGTAATCCATATAGTTCTGCCATATGTTCGTGGACTGATGTTTGTGGGAAATCATAACCGATTATCTCTCCGATTAGTCGTAAATGGTATGCGTCGAAGTCCATTTCAACCAATACTCCATTGTTGTAACGACTAATGAATTGTTTTCTACTTCCGTCTGATTTGTTTAGTGCTGCAAAGTTCAATCCACCGAAACGATTACTTGGACGACCTGTTGATGTGAATGGATTATATTCTGAGAAAACAAACTTTTCATATGTTTTTAATCCATTTCGTTCTATTTGATATAAGTTTTCTAATATGGTTTGGTCGTGTTGTTCGTAAGATTTATACAATTGTTTTGATATTGGTTGAAAATATTCTGCGTGTTTCACTAATGGTATGACATCATTGATATTTTGTTTATCGTAATGTAATCTGTATTGATGATGATGAGCATTAGTTAAGTGTTGTTCAAAGTCATATGGTTGATTGGTTTGTTGATAATGCGACCAATTCATATCTCTAATGTCTTTACCGAATACTAATGTATTGTGATGATATTGTTTTAAGTCTTGAACATAAATGGTTTGGTCGGTTTCAATCATAGGAATATCGTCTCGGAATCTTTCCGAATGATACACTGGAACAATGTATTGTTCAAATTGAAAATCAACCCAATAACAACTAATACGATTTTCTTGTGGATGCTTTTGAACATCTGAATACATTTGCAATAATACAAATGGTTTTGATTGTATGTGTTGTTTGAGTTGGTTTAATAGAATATCTGTATTTACTATAACCATTTATTATAAGTATTGATTTATGTAATCAAAATGTAATTTTTTTAGTATGAAAGTCCCGAACCAAAGTCATCTAAGAATGCTTCAACTGCTTGTGGTGTTTCGGTTGAAGCTAAACGTTGAAAGATAGCGCGCTGACGAGCATTTAGATTAACCCTTGATACAGCGTTTGATAAGTCCTCTAATTCTTTTCTATATTCTTCATATTTTTCAAACTCAAGTTTTCTTTTAGGTTTTTCTAAAATAAATCCCTCTTTTATCATTTTTGCAGTATCGACTTTCATCAATCCTGTTATAGTGGTTTCCCAACCTGATGTAGCCATTGTATGACCAACATCACTAACAAAAAAGTATGCAAAATCTCTATAAGCTTTTGGTAAATAGTCTACTCTGAACAAATCACCTGGTCTAATGCCAGCAGTTCCGTCAATAGTTAATGATATTTCAATCGGAACTATTGGTTTACTTCTTTGTAAAGCTGAGTCGTCTCCTTTGTGTAATGAAAAATTAATAATATAATTAAGTCTTTGTTTTATGTAAGAAGATAAAGATGCGTCTCTTGCATATCCATTAGTGACTTGTTGGCTTATTCTTTCTTTTTCAATCTTTTGTTCTATTTCTTTTTGGTCTTCTTGAATGTCTTTTATTGTTGTGAATGTTATACCATTATCATTTAAAAGTGGTCTAATTGTTCCATCATCAGAATAACCTGACGCATCAGTACCAAGACCCTTTCCATCAGGTGTTCCGTCACCATCTAAATCTTTTTGCGTTGGAAATAGTAAATCTTTAACCACACTACTAGGTTTATTTTTATCTTTACCTTTTTTATTTTCAATTGATTTTTCAACTTTATCTGCTTTAAACAATAATGAAAATGCTAATAAACCCAAGTCTTTAGCATCAGTTGCATTGTTAACTGAATCCAATATATTTGTATTGTTTGCATAATTTACAACTGTAGCTGCTTTTGATGTTAACTTTACATCTAAAGAAAAATCTTTTACAATGGTGTTTTTAGAAAATAATGAAAAAGTAAAAATTTTATCTTTTGTTAATGTGTTGTTAATAAAATCTTCTCTTGTGGATTGATTTTCTAATAAACTATTGTCTTTTTTTTCAGTTGGTTTTGGTAAAGTAAAATCAACAACTCCAATTTTACCTGTATTATCATCATCCTGCATTACACTAAAGTTCCAATAACCACCATAAGTATTTGTAACTTCTGCCCAAAAACTTTGCATACCTTGACGAAGCGATGATATGGTTTGAAAATGTTTTTGATACATTTCTATTGGAAATACCATATTTCTTATAATGCCCTCACCTTGACCATCTTCAAAATCATTAAAAAGTTTATCAATAGTTTCATACATATACTTCACTCTACTCATATCTACTCTTTGTCTAGCTGAGTATTGAAAAAGTGTGTTAACATCTTCTGGTATTTCACTTTTAATTAAAGGTAAAGTTTTACCTGGCAACATTACACTATCTAAACCATAAGAGTATAAATCTTTAGTGGTTTTACATTTTGTAGGTCTTTCAATACCATTATCATCAATAATTGTGCTTCTTACTTGTTGTAGAGATTTACCACCTGAGACTGTAATGTTGAAAAAACTATTTAGTATGTGGTCTTCAAACCAACCCCAAGACATTAGATAATTTTTTCTCATTGAGTCTGGTGTGTTGGGTGAACCTGAACCTATTTTTTGCACATTAAAATACATAGCTCCATTTTTAAATCTATAATCTAATCTACCACTTTTTACTGATAATTTTCTAAATTTTTCATCTTCTGGTTTTTGTTTATACTCCATATATGGACTCGTTATTATTTCAGATTTGTAATTTTCATTATCAACCATTCCATACACACCATCTTTTCGAACTCTTCTCGGGCCAAAGTATTCATCTAAAACTTTATCTAAATTTCTAATGACTGAATTAAAAGTAGTAGAGTTTACTTGTAATTCATCAAGCTCTTTGGTGGCATCAGTTACATTAGACTCAGTATCTTCCACTTCAGCTTTTGATTGTTCTCTTAATTCAGAAACAACTCTAGCTATTGGTATTTCTGAAGGTCTTTCTTCAGACTCTTGTGTGGTTTGATTTAAAATATTTTGTCCACGAGTTATAACATCAATTGTTCCTGTGTATCCACCATAAGACTCAAGTTTGTAAGTGTAATTTGTTACCAATCCAACATCACAATAATAGTTTCCAGCTGATAATAATTGTCTTTCACGAACTCCGTCTATTAAGTCTTCCATTTCACTTACACTTAATGGTGGTATTTTGATTGAAGTTTCATCAATACCCCAACCAAATTCAACCGCTATGTATTGTCCGTGTCGTAAAAATATTGGTTGGACTCTTTCTTCAAAATCTATTGGGTCAGGACAAGTCCAATTGATTGTAATTTTCTTTGTAAAAAAACTTAACTGACTGACTGAAATTCCTGTTATACCTGTATGTCCTCTAAAAATATTGTCTTTTGATTCCGCAAATGATTTTCTAAAAGTTAATGGATTAGTAGATTGTGTGGTTGTTTCACTTCCGATTTCAAAATAACTTGACAAACTTATTGGTTGTTTAGCAACAATATCCTCTCCTTCAGTATTTTTATCGATTGCTGCACTAACTTTTGCAAAACAATTTCTGAATAAGTGTTGTTCTACGGGATTTGTATTATCGGATGGTTCTAAATTTTCATTTGATATGAAAAATGATTCGTCTTTTCCTAAACGAAGTCGATTCAAGGCGTCTATTTTTGAATATAATGCCTTTTGAACCAAAGGATTTATATTTTCATTTATTATCATTATTTATTGAGTTCTCGTAACTGCTGAGTAATTAGTCCGATTTCTTGTGGTATTCTATATTCTTTACCAATAACTAAATACATAGAGTCACTTTGATTGTTAGCTCTGGCAATTATCCACCATAGTTCTTGGTCTCCATAATATTGAAAAGCTAATTGGTCAAATCTTTGTCCAAATTTTCCGTTGATAATTATATCAGAGTCACGAATTGGTATAACTGGATATTCACTACGATTTAAATATTCAACACCATTATCATCGTTTAATATTTTATTGTTGTTATATCTCATTAGATTTATCTCCAGTTGTGGTTCTTGCTTTTCTATCTTCTATTACCATTGTTCCAACTTTACCTTCATAGTTTTTACTCAACATAGTTGGTGTTTCTTTTCCAATATACTTGAAGTCAAAAGTTATTGAACAAAGGTGTGGAAATTGTGTTCCGTCTTTTAGTTCCCAAGCTGTGTTGTCAGGAATGGTAACATTAATTGAATTGAAAAAACCTGGTGTATTGACAAATAAATCTCCTAATGTTAGATAAACAATAGGTGCTACTGGTCTTGTCCCTAATCCAACACTTTCACCTGAATCACTTTTGAACTCTTTGTATTGTGGGTGAAGTAAACCTTTTAAATAATTTATCTTTTCCCATATAATCTCTATCTCTTCTTCATTTAATGCTACGACATTTAAAGAAAAACTTACGCTCCTATCGGTTGTTCCATAAACATACACCTTATCAGGTCTACCAATGTATTGAATTTCAGTTGGTGTTTGTGATGAATTATCTGTTATACCACTTAACAATGCTGGAAAGATAATATATTTTCCGTTAACCGCATCTCTAATTCTAAATTTTATAAAATCTTCTGGTAGTTCAGAAACTCCATCATAACTATCTAATGGTGTAGGAACATTACGTAGACTATCATATTTAACTTGTAGTTTTCTACTACCTTCGCTTTTAACATTAAAAAACTTTGTAGCTTCTTTATTACCACCTCGTTCATCTATGTCATCTTTAATTCTTTGAGAGTCTTCATACTTGGTGTTGTTACCGATTCCAATCAATCCTTTGAAAAATCCACCAACACCTTGTTCTTTTTCAATGTGTCTTTGTTCTGATATATTGTTTGGTAAACTTTGTAATACTGATGTAGGATTATAAATGTTAGTTCTTTTGTCTCCATTGAACGCTTGTAAGGTTGCTTGTTTTGCTGTGAACAATGCTCCTTTTGGTGTTGTTAAGAACTTTCCGATTCTTTCGGTATCTTCTGCTGTTCGTTCTGCTTGTAAAGCTGCACCACCTCTAAGTAGTCCACCATCAGCGTCTGCCCCACGATATCCCTCACCGATATCTCTTTTGATTAATTGGTCATCGTCGGGTTTAAATTTTTTATAATTATCATCGGCATTACTAACTCTTGATTGTTTCAAATCCTCACGATTATATTTAATCTCTTTTGCTAAATTTGTTTTTAAATCAATTAATGCCATTAGTATACCAATCCGGCTCCTATATTATTTTGTTTTGTGGCTTGTAAGATTGCTTCTCTTTCACCTTGTTGAGCTGCTAACAATTGGTTTGTGGTGTCTAATTTATCTTGTACGGTTTCTTGTTCTGCTACCGCCTCACCACGAGCTACTTTCAATAAGTCGTCAGCTGATAGTCCGATTGCTTCAGCTATCGCTCTTCTTTCAATAACATTCATAGATTGTATTTCACCTAATGAACCTACGGTTCTTTGTATTTCTTGAGTTAATCCAGCGATATCACCTTCTAATGATAATTGTCTTGCTCGTTCAAGATTCAAATTTTTTCCTGTTAATACTTGTGCTTCAAATTGTTTTGTTAATGATGTTTCAAAGTCTAATAGATTATCTGCTACACCCAATATTGCTGATAAATTTGCTCCTACTTTACGAGCTTCGATTGCTGCTTGAGCAAATCCCATAGCTCCGTCAGTTGCAAATTCTGCAAATTTAGAAGAATTAGTAGCTAAGTCTTCAATTACTTTACCTGCAGCTACACCTTGGGACGCTGCCAATGCACCAATATTTTGAATTACTGTTTGTGATGCGTCAGCTGATAAGTTAAATAAATCTGATAAACTTTTTTGAACTTTTATAATGTTTTCAGTTGATGCCCCAAGTTTTGTTGACAAATGTCCTACTCTTCTGATGGCACTTGCAGTTATGTTGTCTACACTTCCGAATGCGTCTAACATTTCACCGGCTATTTTTGAAGCGTCTTGACCAGTTCCAACCAACATTAATGAAGCTGCATTAATAGATGGTTGAAGGGCTGCAGTTTGCATAAATGAAGTATTTAATTCTTGTGATAAACTTACGGTTTGTTTTAAATAAGCAACTAATGCAGCTAATGCCGCAACAATAAACATAATAGGATTTGCTTTTGTAAGTAAATTAATCTTTTTTTGTAACTCTGCTCTTTCCTCGTCAGTCAACTTCATATCTGTTGTTGCTAACAGTTGTTTTGCTTTTAAAGCTTCAGATAATTCGTCTAATTGTAAATTCTTTGATAATGATGCGCCGATTAATGGAATTGACTCCACTTGTTCTTGAATATTTTTACCAATGTCACCTGCAAAATCAGCTTGTTTTTGTCTATAAAAAGAAATATCTTCTTCTAACATTGAAATTTCAGTAGACAAATCTAACATTTCTTTTTCAAGATTAGCAGTTTGTCTAAGAATACTTAAATCTTTTTTATCTTCAGCTAGTTTTTCTTTAGCTTTTTTTAAAGCATCACCTTCTAAGTTTTTAATTTCTTTTTCTTGGTCACGAATTTCTTTATTCAGTTCACTAATTTTTAGTTTTACCTGATATATTGTTGTTGTGTCGTCTGCCAATGGATTGTCCTATTAAGTTAATTATATGAAACCTTTTTTAATATACTAATTAACTTGTATATTATATTTGTCAATTACTCTTTTGAATTCTGGATTGGTTTTATACGCATCTTTGACTTTGTCCAACATTTGTTTTTCAATCTTCTTGATATTCTTTTTATGTTGTTGGATTTTTGGGTCATTAGCAATCATCTTATCGAATTTCTTATTTACTTTACCAGTGATTATTTTGGTAAGTAAATTACCAAGAAACTCTTTGACTAATCCTTTGTTTTCTTTGACAAATTTTCTATTCATAATTTTTTCCGAGTATGATTACTCAATAATAAATATCAAGTTCTAAGATTTTTGAAAGTTTGGTCGAGAGATTTGTTCTGATGAATTGTTACCTGCTTTTTCATAAGCTTCTCTCTCTTTGTTTTTTGCTTCTATGAGTTTTCTACCATAGAACCTTCTTAAAGGAACTGGCATATTGTAGAGTTCGTTGTGATTGAACCCATTACCATAATAGGCGATGTTGAAGATTTCTTCGTGTATAGCCGCCCTATTTTCTGGCGGCTGGCCAAAAAAATTCTGACCCGAGTGGGACATCTAATCTATGTAGATTCCCTGCTTGACTCGTGTAGTCAAACTTCAACTCAATGTCAGGACTAACTTCATCATAATAATCTCTATACGCTCTATGGTCAAGAGCTAAAAAGTTATTATCAATAAAGTTGTCAATTACTTTCTGGTCTGAATCATTATCAACGGACACGATTTGATGTTTAAGTCTTGTGGTCAAACCTGATGATACACCAGTTATTTTTTCTAGCTTTTCATATCCCTTTAACTCTTTTTGTATTTCAACTTCATCTGCGTGTGTTAGGATTTTGAAATGAATAATATTTTTAGAGTTAGGTAATTCAAATTCAAATTTATTTTCACCTTTTAGTTTTGATTCATCTATCTTTTTATGTTTTAATGTCGTTAAATCTACACTATGTTCTACTCTTTTACCTGTATCAGGGTCAGTCATTTCGACTTTGTATTCTTTACCGTACCCTAAAATACGAGTTCCAATCATTAGTGCATTTTTATCACCAACTAACATATCATTTAATTTAATCTTTGGGTCTGCTATGACACTCTCTAACAATTTGTCAATTACTTTACCTTGATTAATTAGATTTACGGAAGTTAAGATATCTTCCTCTTTCGCTGTCATATATTTGACATCTATTGTTCCACTACGCAAAGGACTATCTTCAGGATATAATAAACCCTGTGATGGTAAAGATAGAACTTCAGTAGGAAATCCATACTGATTTTCAGCCATTTTTACTCCTTGATTATATAAGAACTAATAACTTATTATTTTTTCATTATCTTTTCAGCACCTGCGATACCGAAAGAACCTAATGTTACGAATACAAATGAATTGTATACCATATCATTTATAACTAAATCTTTTCCCCAAATTCCTGTTGCTAAATCAACGACTGCAAATAAAGTCATTACTGCAAATGAAGCAAATCCAATTACTGCTTTTTCATTAATATCGTTGTTGTCTTTAAACATAGCCCACATAATTTTTCTCCTTAGAATTCTAATACTGCATAGTCGTATTGTAGTGTTAATGAAACTTGTGATACATCATTTGAAGCGTAGTCCATATCACTAAAATCTGCTGATGTAATGAATGCACCTTTTAATCTCCATTGTTCCACTTTATCTCCGACTGGCCCTAATACATTGAAAGTAATATCTTTTTTGTAGAAGTCAGAATATCCATCACGACCTGTTACTGATTCGTGGTGTAATCTTACCCATTCCATAACTGATTGTGCTCCACTTGGAACTATTGGGTCATATAATGTGACATTTATAGGTTGCCAAGCTGCCTTTCCTTTTACATATCTTTTTACATTGATATGGTCAAGTGTAATTGTTTCAAAGTTAATTGAAGGTCTTGCCATTGTTTTAACAAGAAACGCTGGTATTCCGTCAATTTCCATAACGAAACGATTAGCCGTTTTTGGTTCAAACGGCGTAAAAAATATATCATTTGGGTCTAGCAATTCAGCCACTTTATTTCTCCTAAAAGTTTTTTACTTCAGTAATAAATATAAAGAAATCAAAAAAAGTGATGCTGAAACTGAATATCTTTTTTGAAGTTTTTTAGAAGTTTTACTTGACATTGTCATTTTTTGTTTGTATATTATAGTATGATTGATGAAATAATATGTGAAGAGTGTGGTGTTGAAATAGACGGCTTTTTCCTTTGTGATGATTGTGAAGAAGAACTTTTCGAAGAAAATAATTAAAAAAGCTTGACTTTTACAAATAGTATTTGTATATTATAATAGGTGTTAATATCGTAATCGGAAGAACCTATTAACTTAAACGCGATCCAGTTAAAACAAAAAACCCCCAAATTAATGGGGGTTTTTTTTATTCTTCATTTCCTATTATATTACTCAGGAAAAGTTGCTCCTGTTGGTTGAACTACAAAGTCCAATACAATGAACTCAGCTGTTCTTGTTGGTTGTATGAAGATTTGACCAAGTAATTGGTTTCTATCTACTACATCTGGAGTATTATTACTTTCATCCATTACCACTCTAAACGCTGATAATCCACTATTTGCTTGAACTTGTTCTAAGTATGGATTCACAATATTTAGGAATCTATTTCTTGTAGAACTTGTATTTTGTTCGAACACTAAGAATCTTGAAGATGATGCGATAAACTTTCTTAAGTTAATCAATAGTCTTCTTACATTGATTCTATCTAAAGCACTTGGTTTTCCTTGTAGAGTTTTTTGTCCAAACACTACAACACCTTGACCAGGGAAAGTTGCGATAGGATTAATACGATTTTCGTATAAGTCATCTCTTTCTAAATTGGTTAGTCTTGTTTGAGCTTCCAATACTGATGATAATCCACCACGATTCAATCCTGCTGGTGCGAACCACTCTTGTCCTATTCTATCGTTGTTTGCATAAACACCCGGTAGAACAACTGAAGGTGGCACCCAAGTTGGTTTGTTTTTAACACTATCTAATATCTTAACCCAAGGATAGTATGTTCCAACATAGTTTGAATCTAATGTTTTTACATCGTCTATTGCTCCTTGAATTGTTCTTCCGTATCTTGAACCATCTAAGATGAAGAATGCGTCTGCTCTATCTTCAATCTTATCAATTGCGTGATTCGTTACGAATGAATGATACTCGTGTATTACACCTGGAATTGCTAATAAGTTAATATCAAACTCATCTGGATTTGAAACGGCGTTGATTGCTCGTTTAAATGCAGTTGTTCCGTTTGATGTTGCTGTACTTAAATCAAACCCTTGTGTATTATTTGCTGCAATATTTGTTCCTGACTTTCTGTCAGTTGCTGGATTTGAACCATCAAATCCGCCTTGGAAAGGAACTTGGAACTTTAATTGTCTGAAGTCAGAACCACTTAAAGATAATGGATTGTCACCTGCTGAGTATTGTGCTCCCAATACTGATGCGTCGTCATTACCAAATGCGTCTTCTAAACTCATTGTTACATTGGCACCATTACCTGCACCTGTTGGTGTTGGTGCTAAGTATTGTTGTTGGTCAACATTATTAAAGTCAAATCCATAGTAAACATTTTGGTCGTATGTTCCTCTTGAATTTTTCTGTCCGTTTCCACTTGTAGCTCCAATGAATGATGCTGATGGGAAAGATGGTGACACAGTACTTCCACTTGGTGTTCCGAGTGTAAGTTTGTGTGGTTCTAAAACTTTATCAAATCCCATAGGTACTAAGTCTTTAGAGATACCTGTTAAATTACCAAAGTCAGAAATATAAATAAACTTAGACTGATTTGGATAATCACCATTGTTGGTTAATTTTCCATTTGAGTCTATTGTTGTATTTCTATCACCGATTGCTCTTGGTAAGTAATTTACTGAATCCTCATCAAAATTTAGACCTGTAAAGTTTTCCAATACAGTTCCGTCATCATTTTGTCCAGGATTATTTACAATCACTTGTAATGAGAAAGTACCAAAGTCACTGCCTGGAACATCTACTGGTCTTTTAACATCTGAGATACCAACTCTATATTTTGAGTTAGCGTTAGTTCCGTGTGAACGAGTGTTTACTTTAAACAAGTTTGTTCTTGCACTATTAACTAATTGTGATTGAATGAAAGGTGTAGTAGCGACTGCGTAGTCAAAACTAAATGGTTCATCTGAACCACTTGATACTACTACTACATCGCTTGAACCCATTTTATTTTGTGTGTCTTGGAAATTTGAATATACATATACTGATTTATTCGCATCTTGAGCGTCCTCACTAAATACTTTTGTAATATAGTTTGCTGAACTTGAATCAAATGACAATGTAAAAGCTGATGTGCTACCTGCATTGTTTGAGTCAAGATTTAATACGAATGAATTTTTTGTAGATGCTGCAGGGTTTGCTAATGAAGCACTTCCTGGTCCATTCAACTCTGTTGCGTCTGGGTCTGTTGCGCCTCTTGAAGGTTTTAATGTAGCTGCTACAAAAGTTCCAGTTGAACCACTAATAGATAATGTAAGTGTGTCATTTGCATATCCGCCTAATCCTAAAACACGAACGATTGTTACTGCTCCTGCACTACGAAGATATTCTTTTGCAGTGTAAGGAACATAAAAGTCTTGTGTTTCTTTACCAAATGTTTCTTCAAACTCACCAAAATTTCTAACAACTGTTGGAACGAATGCTGGCCCTTCTAATGTAGGGCCGATTAACGCTGCACCAATTTCTGAAATTCCTTGTGGTAAGAAAGATAAATCCTTTTCTCTGGTAAAAACACCTGGACTTACTATTCTTTCGGCCATTTATTTTCTCCTAATTAGGTTATATCGTAAGTATAAATATCAATTTAAAAACTCAAAACGCACTCAAACAACAAATTATTTTTGTGGTGTGAACACGCCTGTTGTCAAGTCTAAACTACCTACACCATATTTACTTTGTAATTCATTAACTACATTTTTTTCCATCATAGCTAATTCGGTATATCCTGTTTCTAAAGTTAGTTTATCATTATTGATTTGCTCTAATCTTTGTTCAGTTTGTATTCTTGACACTTCTAACTCACCTAATTGAATTGTAATATTATTAAAATTTTCTCTCAAATTTTTAATATTTTCAATTTCATCTTTTGTGAGTTTGATATCTTTTGATTTAGATTTTTTTGCCATTATAACTCCTGTTTTGGTTTAATAATAAATATAAAGTTATTTGTTCAAACAATCACATTTTTGTTTGATTTCATCAACTTCTTTCTTTAATTCTTTAATACTTTCTATTAATAATGGAACTATCTTTTCATACTTAACACCTAAGTATCCATTACTTCTTTCCGCTACGACTTCTGGCAATACTTTATGTATTTCTTGTGCCACAACACCTACATCGTGTCCTTCGTATGTATCTTGTTTTTCGTTCCAATCAAATGTATAACCACCGATTTGACTTACTTTCCATAATGGTTCTGTGATTGGTTGTATGTTGTCTTTAAGTCTTTCGTCTGATGAACCGAATGCAATAACATCTCCACTCGCTTCTATTTGAGAACCTGATATGTTTCCTAAGAATTGTGCATTTCCACCTTCTGACATATCTAATGTAAGTGCGGTTATTGTTGCACCACCATCATCACCTTTAAATACTATATCTTTATTATTTGTTTCAGATTTTATAACGAAATCGGAAGATACTCTTTTAAAACTACCGAATGAAGTTCCACCATCTTTTAATACGATATCTGTTCCGTCTGCGTCAAGAACGATATCTCCTGATGAATCAAGTGTAAAATCACCAGTTGATTCTATTAATGAACCTGAAATTTTACCAAATGAACCTGTATCTGCGGTAATGTCGTGAGTTGATGATATATTTCCACCTAATATTTGATTTCCATCTCCGTCAAATATTATTGCGTTGTTTGCACTTGAACCAGCTTTAATTGTAAGACTTCCTAATAATTGAGTCATTCTGCCAAATTCAGTTCCACCGTCTTTGAATATGATATCCCCACCATCTCCGTCAAGGGTAAGGTCTCCTGCTGTATCGATACCGTCTGAACCGACTG